CTCTAAGCATGGCACTATTAAATTGTCGTGACCACAATCTAACGTCAAATAATGCTTGATGAATTTCTATAGAATAGTCGTATTGATTGATGGCTATGGACAGTTTCAAGGACGGCCTTGCAAATTTCGTAGCCACCATTACGGCTGGCATGCTCCTATCAACTGGAGCCATGTTGATCACTGTTGGCAATCAACAAGCCAGAGTGGCAGTGCAAATTGAAAGCGTAACGGAAAAATTAAGTGCTCTCACTGACAAAATGAGCGATATTGAAACTAGAGTGCGAAGCCTGGAAATTGAGCGCTAGGCTATTTACATAACTCCCTTGCATTGTTCATCATGAGCGGCGCAGAATGGTTTGTGATTGGTGGCATTCTTATTGCCGCTGCTGATCAAATTCTTGATCGTTCCCCCTGGAAAAGCAATAACGTGCTGCAGCTCCTGCTGGAAGGTCTGAAGACTATCTTCCGCGTGAAAGGCTAAGACCGTGTGGTCTTCTAACCGAGCGTTCTGGGATGAATGCTTCCAGCTCGCTCGCCAGTACGGCGCTCGCTACCCTGAGCTTGCCGCTGCACAATGCTGTCTTGAAAGCGGCTTCGGAAAGCATACGTCTGGCCGCCACAATTACCTAGGCATCAAGGGCGATGGCACCACTACTTCCACGCAGGAATGGTACGACGGTCAATGGGTGACTATTAAAGCTGGTTTTCTTGATTTTCCTAGTCTCGCTGCATGCATTGAATATTTAGTCACCCGATGGTATAAAGATTATCGCCACTTTAAGGGCGTTAATCGTGCACCAAATCGTTACGCTGCGGCTCGCATGTTGAAAGAGCAATCGTATGCAACTGACCCCGCCTATCCTTCAAAGCTTTCAGGACTAATGAAGGAATATGCTCCAGAATCTACAAAAACTATCATGATTGGTCCCAAGAAACGTCCGCAAGACTTTGGCTTTAAGAAAGGCGATTCCCATCTCATCGTTAACGATGCAAATGAAACCATGAAAGCCTTCTCTTTTGAAGGGAAGCTTCTCTGGGAAATTCCTTGTCTTGCTCGCGGGCAATACAGTGATTTTGAATGGAAGATTACCAATTCAGATTGTCCCCCTGGGACTTACCTTTTTGGAGATGTCTATGAAGACTATGAACGAGTGGGAGACAAACCTGCCTATGACCGCACTCTTATGTCTTATGGTTGGTATACATTTGACATGATCGACCTGGAAGGGCAAGAGCGGAACAATGGAAGGGCCGGAATCGCTTGTCACGGCGGTGGTAGTGCTAACGGCTGGCCAGGTGCATGGGCGCCCAATCAACCACTCGTACCTACACACGGATGTTTGCGTCTAAAAAATATTGATCTTCGCGATAAAATTCTTCCGCTTTACAAGAAAGGAAAAATATTTTGCTCTGTGTGGCAAGAAGCTTGATCCAAATATGACCAAGCGTCGCCCCTCGCTACTTTCGTGATAGTACCAGTAGTAACTCCATATTCCTGCGATAATTGCTTAGCATTGCTTGCCCTGCTTGAGTAACATCTGTATTTACTGCGAATCTCGCGAACTTGCTGCTCATTTAATTTGGCCTGATGATTCCTGGTCCCCCATAATATATTTCCATGTAAGTACTTGTCTTTAGTATTCTCAGCCGGAGTACCCCACCTCAAATTAGATATGCAATTGTTCAAAGAATTGCCATCGCAATGGCAACATTCCCTGCCCTTGGGTCTAGGGCAGATAAATGCCTCCAATACCAGATGGGCAACATAAGCATTGAAATGACCACCATTTGCTTTTCTGGGCAATCTCACAACGTAATATTGGCCGTACGTATTGACTTTCTTGATATTCTTTAAAATTTTCCCTTTAAAATTTTTAGCCAATCCGTTCTTGTCATGACAGGTGCGATCAAGACTTCTGACACGCCCTTGATCACTCACCTCGTAAAGCCCCTCGTATCCAGCGATGGGCCGCCATTCTTCTATGATTGACATGATGCCTAGTGTCCTTAGGTGTCCGTGGGCAGGGAATTGCAGTTCCGCTGCCTTTTCATCTTATCTCAAGAATTCGCTATTCGCAAATAGCAAATGAGCAAGCAATCTTGGTTTAATGCTTTCTGTTATGAACTAGGCTTATGGGCCGCTGAAAAGCGGCCTTCTCTTGCTTTGCAGCCATGGTTCAAAATGCTCATGGCTTATTGCAGGCCAGACTGGACAGAATGGAAGACAAAAATTGTCGTGGAGAAGATTGACGAGCAAGCGGCAACGCTCGTCAAACGATGGGAAAAAGAAGAGCGAGAGACAAAAGCAAATGCTTTAGCAGAGGAAGCTCATAAGCTCTTTCCTGATGCCAAGGTGACGCCTCTTCCTAATGCCATTGTCCCATCAGTTCTCATTGAAAAGGCCCCACCAGCGGACGCTAGCGAGGCCGTGAAAGCTCTTGGTGGAGAACTAAGGATTACTTATCAGCTCCCAAACCAAGAAGCACCCTGAGGCGCTTCCACTTGGCGTGCTCTTTCTCGTGATAGTCCTCCCACGAGGCAATGGTTTCACTCAGGGCCTTGCAAGCCATGGCAGGATCGTCGTCAGTTAATAGCTCAGCAAGAATGTCGGAAAGATGCTCAGTTTGCTGCTTGTACCAATCGCTCTCTGCAACAAAAGGGAAGGTCATGGGAAGGCGGCATGGTGCCGCTTAAGCATAGCTTCAATACGATCCGCCGTCGATAGTGGAATTAACAATGGTAACGCCGCTAAGCGTTACGCCAGAGATGGTTCCGCCAGTGATGGTGACGCCGCTAGCTGCTTGCAAAGCGATTGTGCCAAGTTCCAGGGCAGTGCGTGCTCCAGAAGCAGTGGTTGCGCCAGTGCCGCCATAAGCAAGGCCAACTGTAGTGCCTTGCCAAACGCCAGTGGAAATAGTTCCAACGCTTGTCAAGCTAGAAGAGTTAATTCCAGAACCAAGAGCGCTACCGCTTAATACAGACGTACCATTGATATAAAAGGCTTTACCACTAGCAAGATCAATGTGCTCGCTACTTGTCCAAGCGTCAGAACTATTTAACCAGCTAAAAGTTTTATCAGTGTCGCCTTTCAGCGTGATGCCACCACCATCGGCGCTAGTGTCAGACGGCGATGCAGTGGAGCCAAGCTCTAAATTCTTATCGTCAACTGTAATAGTTGTGCTATTAACAGTGGTGGTGGTCCCATTAACCGTAAGATTACCACCAATAGTGACACTGCTGGTTGTAGTAATTGTTGAAATAGTGGCGGCGCTTAAATCAACCGTGCCTGTGAAAGTTTTATTTCCACTAATTGTTTGAGCACCAGTTAAATTAACGAACGCTCCCTTGCCGCCAATAGCCTCAATAGTGGTTGCGCTTCCACCTTGCCCGCCAGTACCTTTGCCGTAATAAAGCGTATCATCCACTTCATTGAAGGCTAATTCCGCATTAGCCAAGCTTGTCGGAGCGCCAGCATTACCACTTGCACGACGCTTAATCCGTAAAGTATTGGCCATTAGAAATTGCCCCCATCAGTGAGTAGAGTTTTTGTTACAGAAGCGTCCGCCTTAAATTTTGCAGATGCTGCATCGTAATAAACTACGCTTCCATCAATTTTAGCGGTTTCATCTAAATTGATTCCTTTTTCTCCTTGAGGACCAATCACGCCCTGTGGTCCTTCGCCAAAGAATTGAAGAATAGGCGATGGTGGAGAAGCCGTTACTGCTATTGCATTGCTTTGTTCATTGACAACAATGACAAAGCTTTCAGCTTCTGCAATCGAGATGACAGACGTGGATTGTTGTATGGCAACTGTCATTTGAAGCTCAGGCCAAGATTTACAAACGCATTACCTTCTACCAAATAATATGCACTATTGTCAGGCTCTGTTACCAGTACGTCATATTGTCCCTGTTGAGTGATGCCGCTAGTTCCAGAAGCTTCCAATCGAATCTTGAAGACGCCACTCGCTTGATTAACATAGGATACGGCAAAGTCAGCAAGCTTAGTATTACCAAGGCGATCATATAATTTAGACGCCACTGTGTACCCGCTCATGTTGACGGGCACTCCAGAAGCGTCTTTATATTGCAACTGCAGCTCAAACGTTGCGCCTTGATAAATCGTAATATCGTACTGACTTGGCGTAATCATGACGAGCGTTTTCTTTTATTGTAAGCGAATTAGGTGATTTCCACCCAGCCGATCATGCCAAGCGCTTTAGCGCTGACTGCACTATCAACGGTCAAGATGAGAGTGTCGCTTTCGCCAGAAGCGTTTTGCCCTAAGGCAAGACGAATGGCCACTGCAATGTCGTAATTATTCGCACTGCCTTGACTGACAAAGCCCGCGTCAACCACTGTGCCGCCTGTGGCAGTGCCACTTGTAGTTACCTCCACATTGCCCCTTTGATTGTCCGCAGCGCTCCACGCCACTCCACTAAGCGTTGGATTTAAACGCAAACGCCATAACACCACATCACTAGAAGCAGTGGCAGTAGAAATTCTTACGGGGAGAATAACATTACCAGTGCGACCACTTGCCATGCGGATGCCAGCAGTGATGCGCTCTCCGGATGTATTTGGAACAGTGTTCAAATCGTGATTCACTGAATACACGGCACCATCTGGCTCGTATCCCCCCTCGCTAAGAATGCTGCTGCAAATTTGCTTCATAGTCCTTCCTGAAGCTTGAGCAGAAGAATTATGAATGCGATAAGACAATGGCAAAATAGCCGTTGTCATATATGCACTAGTCAATGTGTTGTAATGATTAAATTCATGGCAATAAATGATCTCGCCATTGATTACAAAGCCAGTCCTCACTCGTCCCACGCCAAGCCATTCAAGATCGGCAGTAAAAATTTGAGCCTTGGAAAAATCGAGCGAATCAAGAGTGTTAATATTCCATGCCGATTGATCAACTACGTTTTCAACAACAACACCAGACGTGAAGCTTCTGATGACCATTTGCAACGTAGTGCCACTTGCTCTAAGCATCACTCCATTCTGATCATCAAAGAAACCCACTTCCTGAATGAGACCTGCCGTTGGCGTGGCGCCAGCAAAGCTTTGCATGATCATCATGCTCTTTCCTGGTTGGTACGGAAAGTATTGCTTAGTTCTGCGCAGCACCGTATCGCCAGACGCAGTGGTGGTCGCCAAAGCAGTGCTGCTTTCGTTCGTTAAATATGTGACCACGCCTCCATTAGAAAGGCGATCAAACCATTGATCAGCACGCTTGTTGTAGCGCATCGTGCTATCAAAAAGCGTGTAAGGGGCACTTGTGCGAGCGCGACCAAATGCATCAACTGCTCCGCTATCTGGGCCAGTCTTTAAGATTTGCCCGCGATAATCAGCCTCAATGTGAGTTTCAAACTGCTCACCGCCTGCAATAATCTGGCCCATGATTTGTTTTCTTTTCTTTTATTGTACTCACAAAAGAAAAGGGGCCTTTTGGCCCCTTAGTTATTTGCCTTGCCCTCGCAATTGCTTGCGGCCATGGTTGACTTTACTGTTCTTGCCCTGTCCTTGCCTCGTAAGTTTCGGCTTGCCAGGGGCAAACAGCTTTTGCCCGCTAATGCCAATCTTTGATTTTGCTGCCATTGTTCAATGGTGAAAGCAAGATTTTAGTTGGCCCAGGGCACTCCAGTGCCATTGGTGGGAGTACGCTGTTGAGAAATTTGCTCCGCGAGAGCGGCTTCAATTGCTGCCACTTTCTCATCGCCAAACTTATCCTTCACCCAATCGGTTACGATCTCGGGCGTAAGCAGCGCATAAGGAATGGCATCATCGCCGGGCGCTTCAAGACCAAGACTGCCATATGCCGAGCTGGCATACGTACCATCATCGGCAGAAATTGTATAGTGAACCGTGTAGACGATTCCATCAGCAAGGTGGCGCTCAAGACTAGCGACGCCCCATTGGTAAGTGATTGCCATGGTTAAAAAGAATGGTCTTTGTTAGTTTAACAATGGGAAAGGGAGTAGATCCTTCGGAAAACCGTCTCAAAGTACTGGCATCTCGTATTCTTGCGTGCTATTGCAATAGTGCTTAAAAACCACCTCGCTTGTATTACCTGCCCAGTTTGCCACTTGTGGCACTGGAATGCCAGCTTCAATCCAACGGCTAATGGCAGTGTGGCGGCAATCGTAGGGCCTATATATATGGGAAATTAATCCCGCCTCGTGTAAGGGCGAAAGCTTTTTTCTGAAATAACTTTGAAAAGCTAGCCGATTCCATGGAAAAATAAAATCGTTTTCGCGGGGGAGTTCGGCAAGAATCTCTTGACAACGATTATTCAATGGCACCCAGCGACGCTTGTTGGTCTTTGTGCTATTCTTTAGGCCATGCGTAAGCGTATAGTTTTGATGCACTAAGAGCTTGTTTTCTTTAATGTCGTCCCACCTCGCTGCCCTTACCTCCCCAGTTCGCATTGCAGTTTGCAGCATAAATTCCGTATACCAAGACCAGTTGACGCTGCGATAGGTGAGCTTGGCTTCTAACGCCGCAAGAACCAGCCCTGTCTCGTTGCGAGGGATGACAATGATTTCTTCCTCACGTTGAGGAGCCTTTGGCATCTTAAAACTTGCCAATGGATTACGAGTGACGATTGCCACGTCTTCTTGAGCAGCCCATTTATACATGCTTTTTGTGTACATTGCTACACGCCTAGAAGTGAGCACGGGCTTTTCTCCCAGCACCCAAATCATGACTTTTCTTGCATCGTTAATATCTTGAATAGGACAGCGGGCTAACCATTTCCCTACTTGCTTGTAGTCTGAAGTGAGACTGGTTGGGCATAAAGAAATGGAACGCTCTTCAACGAAGGCGCTCCAGAGGCTTGAGACGGTGGTTGTCATGCTGGTTTCAAAAGGAGACTCAAGTTACCAGCTTTGCGAAGCCTTGTCAAGACGTGGACTAAGAGAATTGGCGGCGATAGTCTTCAAGCCACTCTTCGCCCATCAATTCAACCAGCTTTTCGCGGGTAAGATTGTGGATCCACTCCATACACTCTTTAAAGCGTCGCTCGTTTTCTTCTGGGGTCAGTGGGACAAGCATAGAAATGAAGGTGACTACTGGGCTTCAAGCTCGTCGGCGATGGCGAGGAGACGCTGGCGGGTTAGCCGTCGCTCGTGTTGTCGAAAGTGCCCAAGGTCAGGCGCAATGGG